CGGCGGACCCGGTTTCCTTCCGGAGTCGGGTCAGGAGCTCGCCGTCGCTCTCAATGGCCGGGGTCGGGACACCGGCGGGCTCGCCCATCGCGATCCCCCACTGGACCTCGCTCCGTCGCGGAGGTTGCCCCGCTGCGCCGGCCGCAGCGGCCTCACGGGCACGGGCACGGGCCGTCAGCGCGGCGTAGGACGCGGGAGCCAACTCAGAGAGCTGAAAAAGCGCCTCGCGCTCGGGCTCACCGAGCTCAATGACCTGCCCGGCCGGGTAGCGTGCGGCGAACTCAGCACGCCGCCGGGCGCTGTTGGCCTCGGCCAGAGCGGCGCGCAGCTTGACGACCTCGGCCATGGCCAGGTCGGCGGTGGGCTCGGGCTCTTCGGCGGTGGGTTCTTCGGCGACCTTCGCGGCGACGAGCTCGCCAAGGGTCGCCTGGATCGTGGCGAAGCCGGCCGAGATGTCGCTGATCGCGGTCTCGACGCTGGCGAGCCGACTTTCAATGGTCGGGGCCGCGGCGGCCTCGGTGGGCGCAACCGCGCCAGGGATGGGGTCCATTACGGCCTCCGACATGAGGATGTGCGTCGCGCCCATCCGTTTCTGGTGTGGGGCGGCGACTATGGATATTTCGGCGAGCACGAGGTCGAAATCAATCCCACGGTCGTCGCGGAAGGATTTAAATCCGGGGCTGACGTACCGGACCTCGCGGGTCCGGATCTGATCGGGGATCGCCGGGGCGTTCCAGGCGACGGTTGCCACAAGCTCGAGCGTCCCGTTCACCTCGACCATGGTCAGGTCCAGGACGTCGCCGAGCGCGGCCTGTCGAGTCAGTGCGGGGTCGTGCCCCGTGATGACCGGCACCACGTAACCGTCGGACGTGAGGCGGCGCCACTCGGCGATCCGGGTCAGCATCCACGCACGGTCCGCGTGCACGACCGCGCCAGAGGGGGTCACGAACGTACCGCCACGCACCAGACGGAGTTGGTTGGTGGGGCGTTGAGCGGCGGCTGCGGTGGTGATAGACGCAGACATGGGCAATCCGGGTGGTCACGGCCTACGGTGGTGACCACACCAACCTAACGATCGCCCGCCCAAGCGTCAAACTATTGACGCTTTTATTCGTCGGCCTCTGGCGAGGTTGGCACGGTGGTTGGCTCGCGCGTGGACGCAATGAGCGCCCGCACGCTGGCCGTGTCGACGCGCCAGCGACCGCCGATCTTCTGCGCGCGGATTAACCCGCGCCGGCGCCAGCCGTTGATCGTGCTCGGCTTGACCCCGAACATCGCGGCCGCCTCCGGCGTCCCGATAAACTGGCCGCTCCTGAGGTCGTCCTCCGGGCCTGCGGCGTCGGCTTGGCCACCCTCGGCCTCGGAGTCGGGCGACGGCAGGTCCAGCAACTCGCGGATTACAGGGCGAGCGGCGGCCATGTCCTGCTCGGTGAGGATCCCGCCCTGGTACGCGACGACGATCGCGTTGACGTAGTCCTCGTTGTTCCTCTCCTCGATCACACCCCACTGGACACGAGGGCCGAAGACGCGCCCGGCCGCGACGTCGCCCGGAAAGTTGATCTCGATCGCGCGCTGGAGCAACTGCTCCAGCGGAAAGGCCGCGTACTCCTGGGCCACGTAGTCGAGCCCGTCGCGCTGCTCGGCCCCGCCCTCGACCTTGGCCGCGTACGACCCCACACCGTCCGTCGCGATGGTGGTGTCGATCGAGTCCATCCCCATTAGGATGTCTCTATTCAGCATCGCCATCGTTGAGTCCATGTTTGGCATCGACGCCTGCGGGGAGACGACCTCGATCGTGGACCCGGCTGGCAGTACCCCTCCCCCGGCCTGCGTCGTGCGGCGGCGCTGAATGTGCGTCCGCCACATCTCAGCCACGGGGTCGGCGGCACTCATCCCCTCAGGGAGGATCAGCCACGGCTCGCCAATCCCTGCGACCTCGTTTGCCACGCCGAGCGTGACCCAGCTCTGCTGCATGAGCTGGATCAACTGGATCACCGGCCGCATCCAGGACACGCCCTCGAGGTTGCTCCCGGTTTGCTCACTGGCGACGTGGATCAGCTTGCGCCACGGGATCACGACCTGGCTGGACCCGCCGCCGCCGGAGTAGTCGCGGCTGCTCGACGCGTCGAGCACGACGCCGACGGGGCGCTCGTCCTGCGTCAGCCAGTAACTGATCGTCCACGGGCTCCTCATCTCGGGGAGGCGTGGGATCCAGTACCGCATGGGTACCCCCTCGATGTCGAGGACGCGCTCATCACAGACGATCTCGCCGAGGTAGCAGCCGCCGATCGCGGCCGTCATAAAGATCTCGCGGATGCAACGACTGAACCGCTGACGGTCGGCCGTGATCGCCAACCACACCCGCTGGCCGAGCGCCCACTGTCGCTCGGCGGCGGCATAGTCCTCGTCCGAGGACCACTCCGGCATCTCGTAGGGCTCGATCCGGTAGGGGAGGGCAGTCAGCGCTCGCATGGGGCGACGCAGTGCGGTCTGGACCTGCGGCAGGTACTGGAGCTCCCAGTACAACCCCGGCTGGCGCTGTCCACGCGCGGTGACGGGGTGGTACTTGGGGTTGCGCTCCAAAAATAGGCGCCCCCCGGACCACGGCATACCCGTGCGGCCGAGCGGCGCAAGCCAGTTGACCTCGTACTCGCCGGTCAGCAGGTCGGCGACGGTAAACGTCGCGTCGACGCCAGGGACGATCTGTCGGTGCATGATACCACCTCTTGCGCGGACTTGCGCCGAGAAACAACTACCGTGCCAAGGTGGCACCGACACGAGGCGTAGTCAAGCGCGCTTTACCATCCTCCTGGGTCGATCACGGCCGCCGGCCGAGGCTGCTCGTAACGCGCCGTCGTGTCGGGCGCGCGGAGTCGGGCGGCCTGTGCGAGCCCCCACGCGTCGGCGGCGTCGTCGTGCTCGCCCTGTGGGGCCTTGCAGGTCGCAACCTCCAATGACGCGAGCTGCTCAAAGGTCCAGGCGTCCCGGATCAAGGGCGGCGGCATGGTCTCGCCCATGAGCAGCGGATCGGCGCGAGCCGCCGCCCGCGCAGTGATCTCGCCCCATGCAGCGCCCCACAGCCGTGCCTTGCTGGCGGGGCTCTGGACGTGTCCGAGCCGTCCGTCAGGGCCGGCGAGTAGGCGGACGCGGCCCATCAGCGCGCCGAGCGTCGCGTGCCCATGGTTGTTGCGCTCGACCAGGACGCCGGCGCCTACGTAGGCGCCAGCCACGGCCTCGATGACCGCAGGGAGCGCGTGCTTCGGCTCCCACCTCGCCAGGCCGCAGCAGACCTCCTCGCCCGTCTTGGCATCGACGACGCACAGCGCCGAGTCGTCGAGGTCGACGCCGGGGAGGCCCTCAGCGGGGTCGACACCGACGACGTAGCGTCGACCGGAGACCGGCAGCGCGTAGACCCGAAGCTCCTCGCACGCCGCGAGCTCGGGGGGTAGGCTCCGGCGCGGGAGCGGGGTCGACGCCGCGTAGACGCCGAGGAGGCCCGATGCCGGGAGGCGCTTGTTGAGCGAGCTTGGCGCCAGCGCCTCTTCGGCGCTGGCGGGGTACTGCTCGTGCACGGCGTCCAGGCTGTAGGTGCGGGCGAGGGCGTCCGCACACTGGGCCTCGTACCAGCCCAGTGTGCGGTCGGGCCGGGCTGACCACGGCAAGAACACCGCGCGCCATGGCGATGGGGCGGACCGTGCCGCCGCGAAGATCCGCTTGAACTCGCTCCCCGGGCGTGACTTGTCGGCGCGGCTCAGTAGCACGAGCTTTCCGCCGGCGTCGATCGTCGGCGCGACGGACCGGAGCAGCGTGCCGAGATCGGGCACCAGGTCGGCCTCGTCGACGATGGCCATCGTCGCGGTGTACGAGTCGCCGCCGGTCGTCGGAAACGCGCGGATCACCGATCCGTTAGACAGCCCGAGGCAGTGGTCGTTATCGACCAATAGCGATCTCGCGCGGAGCCACTCGGGCAAGCGCAAGTACATCCCCCGGAGCCGCTCGTGCAGCAGGTAGACGGCCTCGTCGTCGCGGCGGGAGAAAATCAGGACGTTGGCGACGGGACGGAAAAGGGCGGACCACAGCGCGTATCCGAGGACGAGCCACGACATGCCGAGCTGGCGCGCCTTGAGGACGACGGTGCGCTGGGAGGCGTGGATTGCCTCCAGGGCCCCGACCTGCGCCGGCCAGAGTCCGAAGGGCACCCACGCCCCACCCTCGGCCTGTGATGTGTCCAGGATCTGGACGTGGCGTCGCAAGAAGCGCGCCACGTCCTGTGCGCACAGCAGGTACTCAGCGACCAGGTCCGCGCGAGGATCGACGGTCACGGGTCGTCGTCCTCGCCGACGTCGATGACCGGGATCGACCGAGCATCCAGCCGAGCAGACACAGCGGCCGCGAGCGCTGCGACGTCCTCCAGCGCCAGGCCCAGGTGGACCTCGACGTGGGCCGCGGGGCGACTGCTGTAGCCCCGCGCGCGCCCATGACAGCCGAGTCGGTACGCCACTGCCTTGTAGTGATCCTTGTGGTCGGGGTCGCTGACCATATTGATCAGCGCGGCTTCGGCGAGGTCAACGCTGACTTCGCGGCAATCGTCAAGGACCTCCTGCAGCTCGGGATGACGATGAAAGTAATCGTATAGTACTTTACGATTGACCCCGAGCGCGCGGGCCGCTACGGCCACGACGCCTTGGGACGCCCTGAGCGCGTCGGCGATCTTGCCAACGTCCCACCGCGCGGCGGGGTGCTGCTGGATCCCACTCACAGCTTGACCCTCCCCCAGTCCGACGTGTCGACCAGCGCGACGCCGCGAGTGGGACGAGTTCGCTTCGATCGATTCGGCATGTCGCAGAGCGCGGGGTCGTCGTCCAGGTCGACGTTCTCCAGCCGATCGTTACGATTGAGGTTCCCCGACCCGTGGGGCGCCACCACGTCGCGGACCATCTCAGGCTGGCGCGAGGCAAAGCTCCGGTCCAGCAGCAGCCGCGCCGAGAGGATCCGCCGGTCGTCCACCAGGACGCGTACGCGATCGGCGTCACGGATGCCGTGGGTCCACGTCGAGAGCAGGACATTCGCCGGGCCCGTGGCGTCGAGCACGTGCACGAGGACGTCCAGCATCGAGACGCTCCCGACCAGCAGCGCCGAGATCCGGCAGCCGAGTGTCAGCGCTCCGAGGACATCCTCGGCGGTCTCAGCCGCCACAGCTCGGCAGACGCGGTCTTTGTCGGCGCGGTGTGTGTGCATCCTTGCCTCCCGCCTCCAGGGTAGTTCTATCGGGGGCGGTGTCAAGCGTTACGGGTGTGCGGCTCGCCGAGGGCGCGTCTTCGGGGGGTTGTCACCAGCTCGCTTACCCTCTCTCATCCCCGTCGCTCGACTCCGACCACCGCTATGACGGGCTCCGTCCAAATCACGGATTATTTGTCACCAGCTGTCACCACGCCCTGGTGACAAATAATTTTCGACCACGGAGCCCGTCACAACGGGCTGGAGCCCTTAAGATATATATATATTAACTATATATTATATATATATATAACCCCTGTCACCTGTCACCGGGATCAGGGTACCCTTGGGGCAAAAAGCCCCGCGACGCACGACTCGGCCCCCACGGGACAAAAGCGTGCGCGGCGGAGAAGATCCGCTATAGAGACCCTCGAGAGTTGGTGACAAGGTGACAAGCCCATCAAACGCCCCACGGAGCCCGTCACAACGGGCTGGACCTTGTCACCACCCCTTGGTGACAAGGTGGTGACATGGCGAGTTTGTCACCACATAGCCTTTAGTGCTATCAAGGAGAGCGCCCCGATAGGGGCTGGATGCTGGTCCGAGAGGTCTCAGAAGGGGGAGCAGCCGTCATCGGCGTCGCTCAACCCCTGCCCCTCAAGCGCCGTCACAAGGACGGCGATGGCCCGAGGCCTGTCCGGCCCGATCCGTATCTGGAGATACGGCTCGCGCCCGCGAGTGGCCTTGGTCCACCCGCGATCCTGCCACAGCCGCACCGTCGCGTCAACCGCATACCCGCCCGACGTGAGGACCTCGGCAAGAACATGAGGGTAGAGCGCCAGGACCTCGGCGTCCCATCGCCCGCTCCACCCTCGCGATGGCTCGACAGGGCCGAGCACGGGCCCGGCCGCGAACGTCGCCCTGTGTGCGTTGGCCCACGAGACGACGTGGGCCAGTGCCGCCCCAGCCCGGTCCGCGTCAACAGCGCCCGCCGCTACGCAGCCCCACAGTGCCTCCATGTGCGCGGCGACGTCCAGCTGCGCACCGGTCACCGCAACAAGCAACTCCCCGGCCACCTGGAGCGTCGCGACGTGCTCGGCCAATCGCCCGCGTACCGCGTCACCACCCGCGCGCTCGCCCCATGTGGACCGGACCGCGACGTGCCGCGACCTCAGGTCCGACCATCCGTCCGGGTCACCCCCCAGCGCCGCCACGACCGCCGGTCCGGCATGGCCGTAGTGGGTGGCGGCGGCCAGCTCCGTCCGCTGCGCGAGCAGGCGCTGCGCCTCCCCGTGCGAGCCAAAGACCTGCCCCCACAGCGAGATCACCCGAGCCCTGGTCCCTCCGTCCTCGCTGTGGGATGTCAGCGGCTCCTCGCCGCTCGACAGTAGGACGGTCCGCCATGTCGACGTCGCGGCGAGGCCCCCGATGGACCCGCGGCCACGCCCGACGCCCCCGACGACGTCATAGACCGCCTGCGCCACCGCCCGCCGGTCCTTGGCGCGCTTGGTGTCGTCGAGGATTAACGGAGCGTCGCACAAAAGCGCCGCCCGACGCTCCGCCCCCACGCGGGTCTGATCCCAGCCCGCGACGAGCTCGGGGGCGCCCCAGACCGATGCCGCAGCCAACAGCGCGGTCGTCTTGCCCGAGCTGGTCGAAAATGACCAGTCGACCGCAAAGTTGTGCGCGCCGAGCGGGTGCAGTAGTGCCGCCGCCACAGAGGCGTACAGCGCCGCCGCCGCGAGGGGGTAAGGATCCAGCGCCTCGGCCAGGGCGACCCACCCCGCCATGGTCCCGCCCGCCCGGAGTGACCGCGCGATCTGCGCGTCCCCTGAGTCGGCGGCGCGGTAGGCCAGTCCTTCGGCGGCCCTTTCGGCGCCCCACAGGTACCGAGCCCCCGAGTGCCAGCCCAGACGGGCGGACACCTCGGCGACGGCCAGCGCGCCGGCATTGCTGGCCTCAGCCGCGGCCAGGTAGTCGACGACGGCCGCGGCCGTCGTCGAGGTCACAGGTAACCCCCGGTCGGCCAGGCCGACGATCAGTCGCGCCGCCGCCAGCGTCCCGCGCGGAACCGTCTCCGTCGCCCACCGACCGTCCCGACGCCACGCGATCGACGTCGACTCCCCGCCACACTCGACGTCGCGAGCTCGCCCGACGGCGACGAGCGGACAGGGTGCGACGAGCAGCCGGCGCACCGAGATCTCGCCCGTCGCGAGCTGGCGCACGATCTCCCGGACCAGCCGAGCACCGTCCCACGCGTACCCAGGCGGCAACACCGACCCGTCCGGATACGGCCCTCCGGACCACTCGTCCGGCAGCGGGGTAGACTCCTCGTCCACCGCGGGCGCGTCGCGGGCAACCTCCTCCCGGATCGCCGCGACGACCCGAGCCACGTCCCTCTTGGCGACGCCGAGATCCTCGATCTCGGACTGGAGCGCCAAATACGGCGCTCCACCGTGACGCGCGACATCGACCAACTCCTCCCGGAGCCCCGGATCGCGGAGCACCTCGACGCACAGCGCGCGCCCCGCCGCCTTGCGCAAGGCGGCAGGCTCGACCCCCCGAGCGGTGGCGAGCTCGCGCCGGAGCCGACCGCCGAGCAGGGGTTCTGGCGCCGGGGACGCCCCGGCACGCTCGAGTGCATGATCCCATGCTCGATCGATCTCGCCGTCCCGGCCGGGGGCGTCCGCGATCGGCGAGCACTCGAGCGTGGCCCTGGCCGTCTCGTCCGCGACCCAGCCCCACGATACGAGGTTGGCGAGCGACCCGGCGACGCTGACGAGCGCGTCGTGCCGCCCCCCCGGCGTCGACGCCAGCAACGCGGCACGAGCGCCGCCCAGCGCCGCCTCGACCCACGCCGCCCGGGCCCGATCTGGCGCCACGACGCGCACCCCCGCCAGCGACCGCGACCGCTCCTCGCGCGCCAGCCGCCGGCGCTCGGCCTCGGCGACGCTCCACCCCCAGACGGACTCGGGGACGATCGCCGTCGGCCGCTCGCCGTGGATCAGACCCGACCGCGGCTCGCCGTCGAGGGGATCCGGCACCCCCTCGAAGATCGGCGCGGCGGTGTAGTGGAGCTGAACCGACTCGTACAGCGCCGGGTCGACGCGTGGCGTCGATCGGGCCCACGCTCGCAGCGACTCGTCGTCGACGGACCGATCCAGCCACCACCACAGGTGGATCTTGACCGTCGACCAGCCAGCAACCCCGGCGCTCGCCGACCATTGATAGTAGCAGCTCGTCCGCGCGAGCCAGTCGGGCAGCTGACTCCGGGCCCAGGCCGCGAGCTCAGCGCGGCACCCAGGCCCAGGATCCCAGGCCGCGGGCAGGTCGTCGATGTCGACGCAGAGCCAGCGCCTCGGCGCTGGCTCGAACCCAGGCGCCGCGTGCTGGCCGTACGCCGGGGCGGCGTACTTGGCTCGCCACACGAGCTCGGCGTCCCGAGCGTCGTCCCGACGCCGGCCGCGGATTACCGCGCACTCCGGGTTGCTGGCCAGCAACCCGATCACCCGTGCGAGATCCCCGAGCCCGTCGAGGAGCTCCTCGTGCGACGAGACGAGCCACGCGTCGTCGTAGCCGATCGTACCACCGGGCGCATGGAGCTTGGTCAGGCGCCGCCCGGCGCCTCGGATCACAGTCAGGAGGTCGGTCACGGCGCACCCTCAGCGCGTGGTCTGGACCACGCGCGTAGCCCGTCCTCGACGGCGCCAGTTGACCCCTCGAGCTCGGGATATCTTAGCAGGTCGGTCGATCCGTTACGGATCGACCGGAACACGTGCCCGCACCGCGGGCACAGGAGATCAGCGTACCCTGTCCCGTGGCGGTGGCGCGCCCATCGCGGATCCACCAGGCCGTGCGTCGGGCACGTTATCCGTCGCCCCGCCCGGACGCTACCCGCGTCGAGCAGTTCCGTCGCGATCGGCGTCCACGCGCGCCGCTGGAGCCCGTAGACGCAACTGAGCAGGTCCGACGCCGCGCCCTTGCTGAGGCGATCCCGGTACGCGTAGACGTACCGGATCGCCTCCATCACGGGGCCCGGCACGCCCTTGGCTCGCGCCAGCGACGGCGCCGCCCGTTTGATCGCGGCGAGCTGCTCGGCACTGGCGCGCCCCCCGCGCCAGTGCCCGTTGACGTCGACCGGGCTCTTGCTCCGGTCGATCACGCCCGCGGCGTCCAGGGCGATCGTCAGCCGGCGCAGGTAGAGCTCGAGCTCGGACCTCACCCGGACCTCGCCGTGCGCCCCGACCGCCAGCACTCGCACCCCCTCCGGAGACCCCGCCATCGCCTCGGCGAGGAAGTCCAACACGACCACCGTTGGGCTCTCACTCGGTCGAGTGTCGGTCGCCTCGCCACCGAGTAGCGCGGCGTGCGACAGCTGATGGACGCCGAACAGGTCGTGCGGGTCAAAGATGACCGCCCGCGTCTTGCCCGGAGCCGCCCGCAACGCGCGCCCCACATGCTGCGCGAAGTGCACCCGCGACCCCACGCGCCGGCGCAGACAGAGCCACCGCAACCAGGGCAGATCTACTCCCTCCTTGAGCAGGGTGACGTGGACGAGGACGTCGTCCACGCCCGCCCGGAGGCGCTCGATCCGCGCCGCTATCTCGGACCGATCGAGCCGCGAGTGAACAGCCTCGGCCCGGATCCCCTCAGCGACGAGCCGCGCCGCGAACGCCTCGGCGTCCTGGATCCCAAGCATGGGCTTGCGCGTCTCGGCGTCCCCACCCCCCGCGTCGACGACGCCCGGGCCGAGCCCCTCCGTGACAGCGCTACGGATCATCTCGACGCACGCGTCGTCGACGGAGCACCGACCACCCTCCCAGCCCCGCACGTCCCAGGGCACAACGACGCCGTCGGCGAGGGCTTGAGCGGGGCCGTAGCTGTAGCTCAGCTCGGACCACAGGCTCAGGCCTCGCTCCTCGTCGGCGCGGTAGGGCGTCGCGGTGAGCCCGTGACGCGCCGACGGCCGGAGCTCATCGGCCGCGGCCAAGAGCGTAGCCGACTCGCTGTTGTGGGCCTCGTCGACGATCCACAGGCCGACGCTCAGCCCCGCCGCGGCCAGATCGATCGCGAGCGCCCCGAGCGAGGGGTTGCAGGCGACCACGATCGGCCGGGTCGCCTGCTTGGCGCGCGTGTAGTAGGCGCCGACCTGGTCGGCGCCTACTCGACGCCCGATCGTCGCTACGAGCTGCTCCACCAGCGCGACGGTCGGCGTCGACACAACGACGCACTCTGCGCCCCCGAGCTCGACGCACGCCGCGAGCTCGGCAATGAGCGCCGACTTGCCCGCGCCCATCACCGCGTGCGTGACGGCCGCGACGCCGCGATCGATCGCGTCGATCGCCGCATCAAGCGCCTCACGCTGCCAGCGTCGAGGGGGCCACTGCGCCCCCTCCCAGTCCGATCGTCTGATCAGCACAGGCACCTCCTCGCCCCGGTGGAGCCACGACGATAGACCCGCCTTGACGCAGCGTCAAGCGTCTTGTTGCGCGGACGCGCGCAGACGCTGCAGCTCCGCGCGCCCAGGCGTCAGCAGGTCGACGAGTGAGAGTTCGCCCCCTGACAGCGCGCTGATCTGCTCAGCGCGCTCGGGCGGCACGGGCCGGGTCTCGCACAGCCAGGCTGATACAGCCTGACGCGAGACCCCGAGCTGACGAGCCAGCCAGCTCGGGGTCTCGCGTCGGCTGGCGAGCCAGCGGCCGAGGGGTGTCAGGGCGACGGTCATAGCTTCTCCTTGGGTGTTGGCGGCGGCGGCGCCGACGAGCCGGAGTAGACCCTACCAGTCCGGAGCGGCAGGCGCAACAAAACGTTTGCTCG